AACATTAATCAAACAACTATAAAAATCTTTTAACTTTTACTTGACTTCATATAGTTAGTCTCTCTAGTTAAGCAGGCGATAAAGCTCCTACTTAACTTTAGCAATGTAAATTTGGTCAGCATAAGGGAAACTTGGTAGTGCAGTCGCTACTGCTTTAGTCCATCTAGCAACAGGATCCTTTGTTGAATAAATTTCAGCTATGATGTTTCCAAAGCTTTCAATCTTAACATCACCTTTGCCCCTTAACTCTATTTCCTCAGCAGTTAAGCCATAAATAGTGTCTCCTAAAACTCCGTCTGGAAGTAATACAAATTTACCATCTTCAAAGTATCTTTTAGCTGTATACTTTCCATCAGCACCCTGTGTTCTGTACTGGGCATCATATGTTGCTATAGTTGGTAGTCCCATGGAAGATAGCAATTGATTTAACATATCTTTTGTTATAATCCTATCTGAATTAACTCCTAGTATAGCCTTTCTTATTGCGGTATTTGTTAAAAGTACATTTAGTACTGATTTAGAAGTTAAAGCTCTTGTAGGAGTAAATCCTGTATTTTGTACAACCTTATCTGTCCAATTATAAATATCATCTAGTATTTTTACATCTGCAGCAGTCCAATCTGTTGTACTTTGTTGCGCCTTTGGAGTTCCATAATCTATAGAGGTTTTAACTCCATTTTCATTTATAGAAAGTTTACCTGTACATATAGCTTCCATTCTCATAGCTTCAACTCTAGTTCTTACGCTATTAACCATATTATCTACATCATTGTAAATTTGATTAATAGCCTGAGTTTCTTCTTGAGTACTTCTTGGAGAACTTAATTGTATTATTAATTTTTCATCCATTTTTATTTTTCTTTTGATTAATGCAAGCTCTTCTACACTGTAAGAAGCTCCATCTCTTGAACCAATTTCAGTTTCGGTATCAAAGCTATGAATACTTGCTGATACAGGTAAATTGTTTGCACCTTTTATCATTTTAAAATCTAATCCTTCAATTTTTTTCTCAGGGAAAAACACATCTCCTAACATAGGTACTGGTTGTCTATTTTTCACATAGTTTAAAACTGTTTGTATTGAAAATAGTTCTTCTATTCTAGGCATATATTAACACTCTCCTATCTGAATTTAATTTCTTTTAATGCTGTTTTTGCTGTGTCAGCAGGCTTAACTGGAAGTCTTGCTTCTAATACATAACCTTCAACCATAAGTGCTCCTGGTTGTGGTCCTTCTGTAACATCTACGCTTGAAAATAATATCCCTGCTGCAGTTCCATCATTGACTATCTTTCCATTTGTATCTAATATGCTACCTGCAGGAACTATCTTTCTTCCTAGCTCATCAGCAGTTAAGCCCTCATTGGATACTGTAGTAGTGAAATTAACATATTTTTCACTAGCTAAAAATTCAGCTTGATTATCAAAACTTACTGTTTTTACATACATACTCTATTCCTCCTAACTCCATAATTTTTCATATGGATTTTGTATTTGTTTATTTCTTTCTTCAGCTATTTTAGCTGCTAAATCACTATCTCCTGGATCACTCTTTCCATCACCTGGTTTAGGACTTGATATTTTATCCTCACCAAATAAATAAGGATCAGATGTCTTTAAGCCTGTAAGCTGTTCATCTAATCCTATAAGGGTTTCACCATCTAATTTTATTTTTTCTCTATCTAATAAAGCTTCAACTGCTTTACTATTCTTTGCTCCAGCTTTACCCAGAGCTTTTTCTAGTGCATAATCAAACTGCATTTTTGATATTTTAGATTCATATTCTTCTTTAGCAGTTTTATTTTTATTTTGCAGCTCCTCTATTTGATTTTTTAAATCTTCATTATCTCCAGCTTTAGAAGATAAATCTTTTAGCTGCTTGTCTCTTTCTTTGATTTGAGCTTGTAAATCTGATAGTTGATCATTTATACCATCAAATTTATTTTTTTCTACATAACCAGAGCCATCAACCAAGTCAATATTTTTGTACTTAGTTTTAATATCTTCTGGTATCTGTGAATAAGATTCTCCTAGCATTTCACTTAACTTTGGCATATTATCATTCCTTTCTTTTGGTTTTAAGCAAAATAAAAAGCCTTAGTTTCCTAAGCCTTACATTCAATCTTCTATCCTATCAATGCAATATTAAACCGCAACTTCATGTTCAATTTTGCATCCTCTTGCATCCTTCCAACCTTCTCCAAAATAAGCAACATCAGCCGTAGCAAGTAAGCTTATTGATTTGCCTAAATAAGCCACAGGAATATTACCAATTGGTTTGAAATCCTCAAAGAACGAATCAATTAGTTCAATTGGTTCTCCAATTGTTTTTTCTGCTTTTATGCGAATTTCTTCCCTTGTTTTTAAAATTTCTTCATCTGTAAGCCCTCTCATTGGTTGAGATATAAATAGTTTCTTCATGATAAATTTCCTCCTTATTTTTGACCATAATAAAAACACCTATTATTTTTACTTAGTAAGTGCTTAAGCCTTAATCATTTCTCTATTCCTTTTGATTTTAGCCACTTTTTCATGGATAATCCTAATTCATTAGGTTTGGATAATTGTGAGTTTGCAAATACTTCTGCAAAAAATTCTTCGTAATTAGTCTTGCCATATCTTGATATATTTGCGTTAAAATCAAATTTAGGATTATTGTTCTTCGCTATATCTATTATTTCGCTATAATGCTGTTTTCTTGTCTTTGTATCAATATTGTCGTACCATTTAAATACAGATTTTGTAGTTTTCTTTTTTAAATCTAAGAATTTATTTGGTTTATCAGCTGACCAACCTTTTAATTCCATTTCATTTTTAACTAATACATTTTGTAATATATGACCATACTCATGAGTTACTGAGCTTATGGATAATTCTTCATCCGTTAGTGCCTTTGGCATGCTGTACCCTACCTGAACCAATCCTTTTTCGTTATCGACCATTTTTTTAAAATTACTATAATAATCTGCATTTAATGATAAATTCTGTCTTGTAGGATTTACCTGTTCTCTATGAACATATGCAATTGTATCTTTTGAAAATCTATTCCCTGAACTTATAGTTGCTTCAGAATTGTGAATAGCACCGAATTTATCTTCTAATTTTTGCAACTGTCTTGTATTCTTTATTATTAACTCTGGATCAACATTCTCTATAAAACTATCTTCAACCTCTGTAAAGCCTACTTTATTTATAAGTACTTTCTTTGCATCTTCTATTGTTTTTATTTCTGGATATTTAAAATCCTTTTCTTTTATCATATCGCCATTACCATTATCTTCAACATGTTCACTATACCATTCTTCATAGGTCATATTTGCTGGTACATAATAAGTCTTTCCTTTTGGTTTCTTTGCAGCTCTCTTTCCAGTATCCTCTTCATCTTCAAAGTAAGGTACCGTAGTTGTCCTACATCTCACATGAAAAGGTGGATAATTAACTCCTATAGTTCTATCTCGTAAGTCATATACCTTTCCATCCTGTTCTCTGCATATAGATGATGTTCTGCTATCTAGTGTGGCTAAAATTTGATACTTCTCTACTCCAGTAGCTTCATATCCTCTAGCTGTAGATTCTCCTGCAATATATGCACTTTCTGTTTGAACTAACGTACAAGCATTTTTATAACTTACATCCATTTTATTAGCTATAGCTTTTGCAGTATCTCTAACACTTTTGCCCTGGATAAACTTCTGTGTTAATTCCTGCTTAATTGTATCTGTAAGTTTTTCTTTTTGTTTCCATATCCTATCAGAGAAATTTGCTCCACTCCATGGATGAGAGAGAATAGTTTCTATAGTATTTTTATTGAGCTTTGCAAAAGCATGTCCTATTCCTTCAAAAACTTGTACTTGATATATTGTTTCATAATAAGTTCCTTTTGCTATATCTGTTAACACACCTGTAACAGTCTCATTTTGCTTTTTATATAATTTATGGAGTTCAATACTAACATCAGTTTTTAATGCCTCTATCCTTCTAACACGGCTTTTCATTGCTAAAGTATTAAGCTCTAACTGTAATAATTCATCCTCTGAATACTCTATGTCATTTATATACCCTTCAAGTGTTTTCCTCCACCTGGAGTATTCTTTGCCGTTTAGGAACATTGTGGCTTCTTTATAGGTCATGTCATTATCTTTAGCATATTTTTCATAGAAGTAAGTTATTTTTTTATTTATTTCTTCCAGAGCTATTTCATACTGTTCTTTTAATTCTTTTTCTAATAAATCCGCTTTCTCAAATTGCTTACTTACTTTAGCTTCTTCTCTTTTCTTCCAGTAATCAATATTATTCATTTACATCACCTGGTTTATTGTGTGGAAGATTATAATCTAAAGAATCATGCTCCTGTTCAAGTCTCTGTTCTTCCTCTGCCACATCATTTATCCAAGGGTGGTGTTCTCTTACTGTTTTATTACTTATTATTCCAGTGCTGTTTTGGCAATTTTGAATTACTTCTGTTTCATTTGTAATCATATTTCTATTAAACTGTACTTTAGCCTCTTTATAATTAAAGTTTCCCTGTCGCATAAGTTTTAAATATTCTGCTACAAACCAAAATATTTCCTTATAAGCTTTTTTAAGTTTTCTTTCAAAGTTATTACACTTAAGATCCAAACCGCTATATAAAAATTTAAGAGCTACACCACTAGGATTAGCTCCAAAACGGTCAGTATCCATATTCACTCCCTGGCCAAACTGATATATATCTTTTTTTAATCTATCTAGGTGCTTTTCTACAGCTTCAACATTTAGGTCAGCATGTAGCGAATCAACTCCACCATCACCTTCAACTTTTATGGCCTTGTAGTATCGTAAGTCCTGCATAAACTCTCCAATGTCTTGTCCAGCATAATTCTTCACCACATAAATAAGGGATTGTATCTCTGCAAGATTGTTAGATGTATCTGATGTGTTTATATCATAATCATCTATTAGGTTCTTTACAAAAGTTAAATCATTCAGTTCTTTACTATTATTTTTAATAGCTATAAAAGGAACCTTTCCCCAGCCAAATTGCTCATTATCTTTCAGGTAATGTCCTATTGGTTCAGTAGTTTCATTTGATTCTACATCAGGAATTAATTTGCCATTATAATCGCTATAATACATCACGGTTTTATCATCCCAGTATTCTACTTTAAGCACATCTTTTTTATTTTTACCTTCATATGCCGTTATATAGTAATACCTTATTACTGCCTGTAATTTTGTATGGGCTGTATCATACCACAAGGGTACTATCTGCTCACTTGGAATTAATTTAAATTTTAATTCCTGGTCATCATCAATGTATACCTGCAGCCATGCAATACCTTTATTACTTGCTTCAACACCAACCTCATTGAGTATATCGTCAAAGTCACTGTCCAGTACCTCGTTAAGTTTATCTTCAAAGCTATCATTTAGTGAGGTATAACCAGGAGAGTTTCCTAACAAGTACCCTATCTTTTCATCCACTAGCAGCTTCATAAATGAATGACTTAATTTATTATTCACTTTTGTAGGATCTATCATCTTTTGTTTATCTACATAGCAGTATCTTTCCCTTGTGTTTATGTCATTCTCATTTTCATAGTAAGCTTCACCTATTATCATATTTTTTCTTTTATCTGACTTATTAAACTCATCTATGAATTCTTTTATAATCTCTTCCTGGGTAAGTGCTGGAACTTTAGGCCTAAAATTAAAAAACATAGTCTCACCTCCTTATTTGAATACCTGTACCCCACTGTTGCTCATATCATCTTCACACGAATATCTTGTTGCATCTATAGTGTGGTTATCTTTATCTACTAACCTA